CCGACAACTTCTCCTTGAGGTCGTCGATGCTCTGCTGGTATTGCAGCGCTGCGTCGAAGCCAGCCTGCCCGAACTGTGCCGATTCGTTGATCGCGTCGCTGACGCTCTTCGTGATGCCGTCGATGACATTGCCGAGTTCCTTGTTCTCGGCAATCAGATCCGCGATCGTGTTGCCAGCGTCTACCTCGATCGTCGCTTGCACAGGTTCCGCGATCGTCGCCGTGATGCCGAGCCAATCCTCGGCGAACTTCAACACTCGCTCGATCAGCCCGCCGATCGTCGAGACGACGCCACTGACGATGTCGTACGCAGACCCGAACACTTCACCGATGCGTTCGGCGACAGCGGCTACCGTGTCGGAGATGCCAGTCACCTCTAGGAGCGTCGAGATGACTTCGCCGATGCGCGTGACGGTCGAGCTCGCGAACAACGCGAAGAACGCCCCGAGTTTCTCGAACGCCGCCGACAGGATTGCACCGACTCGCTGGCCGATTTCGGACAGCCGCTCGAATATGGGCGAGAGCGTCTCAGCGACCGTGGACGCGACGGCGGATAACGCCCTCGACACGGCCGCAATCGATCCCTCGAACTGAAGGAACCGACCAACCGAGCCGATGACAGAATTGACTGCGTCGAATGACCGCGAGAACGTCTGGCTCAAGACATCGAATGCAGACGATAGCGCGCGGCCAACCGTGGCAAGAGGTTCTAGCGCGACGCCAACGAGCCTCCCGACGGTAGACGCAGCCTGAAGAGCAACATTTGCGACGAGCCCGAGAGCACTTGTGAATGGTGAAATTGCATCGAGCACAGAACCAAGGAGACGCCCGAGCGTCGTCAGCGCAGGCGACAGTCCCTCGCTGATCGACTGCGTGATGCCGATGAAGGGCGTGAGCAGTTCCTGCCCGAACCCACGCAGCGCTACGGCAACTCCGTCGAACGCTGTGCCAAGTCCGTCGATGCGAGTTCGATCCACCGCCGACAGCGTGGCGTTGAGTCGCTCCACGTCCGCAGACGCACCGGCGATGTTGTTGAAGAACGGAATGAGGTCGGTGCCGGTCTTGCCAAACAAAGCGATGGCGGTTGCAGTTCTCTTTGCCGGGTCTTCGATCCCGGCGAGTGCCTGTCCGATCCTGAGGTACTGCTCTTGAGGATCAAGGTCCGCAAGCTCTTGCGACGTGACGCCGATCTCGGCGAGCGCCTTCTGTGCTGCCTTGCTCTCCTCATCGACGCCGAGCACTGACTTCTGGAGCCGACCGAACGCCGCGCTCACTGCGTCGATGCTGGTGCCGCTGCGATTCGCCGCTTCCTCCAGAGTCTGGATAAACTCGAACGACAGGCCGAGCTTGTCGGCTGTGTTCCCGAGTTTCTCGACGCGATCATCCAGGCGAAGAAGCCCGGCGACCACTTGCTGTGCTGCCGCACCTGTCGCGACGATCGCACCGGCTGCGATCGTGAACGGGTTTGCCAACGCGGCGACAGACGCACCGATCGCAGAGACACCCTGAGACAGACCGCCAGCGAACACGCGAGACAGCCCATCGCTCGCTGACGTGATGCCCGAGATGCGGCCAGCGATATTCCCGAGCGGGCCGGGCAGGATTGAGAAGATGCCCGAGAGCTCATTGAACTGGAGCGTCGCCTCCCCGCCAGCGTCGGCGATATCAGCAGTGCGGGCCGCGAGCCCGGCCGACGCACGCTCGGCGTCAGTCAGCCCACGGGACGCCTGCTCGACCGCCCGGTTGTATGTTTCCTGCGAGATGCGACCCGCGTCCAGTTGCACGGCGAGCTCGCCCGCCGTCCGCTGGAACCGCTCGAACGGCGTCCGCACCGACTCGGTGATTCGGGCCGCCTCGCGGAGCGCGGCGGCTTCCTGCTCCGACGCCTGGGCAAGGTTCGCGAACTCCTCGGCGTATTGCTGGGCGGTGATCTGCCCGGTCTTCAGCGCCGAGTTGAGGAACGCGAGGTCGGTGGCGAACTTCTGCTGTGCCGTCGCTGCCGCCGTGCTCTCGCCTGTGAACTGCTCGAAGACGCTCGTGAGCTTCGACGCCTCGGCACCGAGCGTCTGAAGAGCACGCTCTGCGGGCGTGAGCTTCAGTTGCGTCGAGTCCGCACTGATCTTGAGGGCAAGCCCGAGGATGTTTGCCATGGTTCAGTCCACAATCCCCATCTCACGCCGTAGCCGAAGGATCGCCTCGCGGTCTTGCGACTCGTGCTGCGGTGGCCGTGCCTTCGGTATGAAGTCCTCTGCGGTCGGCGGCTTGCCTCTTTTCGGATCGGTGTACGGTGCCATGGCGATCGAGGCGAGCAGTCCTGTCTGGAGCCACGGGTCGGATAGCGGAACGAAGTACCGCGTGTATGCCATCCATTCGCTCAACTCCCGCGAATCCATCCGCTCGCACAGTTCGCGAACGGTCATTCGCAGATGCCCCGCCAGCGCGAAGAGGAACCGACGCGATGGCGAGGCGTTTAGTTTTTTGCCAACTGCTCGACATCGGCCTCCGTCATGTTGTTGTGCTTGAGGGCCGAGTCGAACAGCCGACCGACGACCGCACCGCTACGGCTCGCGAGCGCGACGACCTGGGCACGGGTGAAGAGCAGCTCGCCCTTCTCGTTGCACAGGCAGCGGGCGAGGTACTCTGAGCGGAAGTTCTCGATGCCCGTCTCTTTCTTTCCAATCCACAGCCGCTCATAGGAGTCACGCTCTCCGACGCTCATCACGCGAATGAACACGTCACCGCCCCACTCGGGCACGGTGATCGGTCCCATGAGACCGGCATCGTTGGACGCGAGAATCTGCTCTGCCGTCAGTGTCGCCATGTGTCACTCACCTCACGATGGATACGTAGCGGTCACGCCGACCGTATCCATCACTTTGAAACGGTGGTCAAATTGCCAGACGCCGTTAAGCTCGCCGCGAACCTCGGCACCGAGGTAGACGCAGTCAGCGTCGAAGACCGTGAACGTGCTCGACGTGGCGGTGCCTTGGTCATCTTGCGCGGTCACGGTAAGGCGAGCCCGCACGCCGTACTGGCTCTCTGGGACCGCCGTGCGGGTGAACGCAGGCAGCGTGACCTCGCCCAGGTCGAGGGTCCACCGTGCCGTGCGAGCGGCAGGCATATCGCGGACGAGATCGAGCGTGACGCTACTGACCTGCTGAACGGCGGTGCCGCCCCACGTGACAGCAACTCCCGAGACTCGCGTAGCCATGACGGACCTCCGTCACGGTCAGCGAGCCACGGTGATCGTCGCCTGACCACGGATCGCGTCGTTCGTCGCGAGCGTCAGCGTGCTCGACGACACGGTGGCGGCCTTGCCGTTGATCAGCGTGGTGCCGCCGGTCGTGATCGTGATAGTGCCCGTCGCCGCGTCGAGGATAATGGTTTTCCCGAGGTAGTCGAACGTGACCGAGCGACCAGTGCCGCCGTCGTCGGCCGGGATCACGAGCGGACGGCTCAGCGTCGCGAGCGTCTCGCCGGTCGTCTGCCCGAGATGCCCCACGTCCACGGTCGCCTCAGCGGCAGCGCCGGGGTTCGCGTTCGAGATCACGATGTTGGTCACCGTGTACACGGTGCCGAACAGGTTGAGGACCGTTCCTGCGCCGTCATGGGGAGTCGAGGGGTTGCTCACGGATCAGGTCTCCTGCCAGAGGATCGTGTACGTCTGCGTGACCGAAAACACCGGAGGCAGGTCGCCACCCGCCAACTGTACGAACCCGTCCTGCTCGTTCTGCAGCGCGACGTGTCGCACCGATATTGATGATGACACGGCATTCCCCCACCCATCCAGTTTGGAGCGGCAGGCGTCAGCCAGCTCTCGGACGGCTTCGTAGGTCTCGGCGTAGAGCTCCAGGGCGAGCGTCACGACAGGCAGCCCGCCACGGGTGTTGCCGAGCGTCGTCTCACGGGTGACCGCCTGACGCCGCCACGTCGCCAGCGGGAGGGCTGCCGAGGCAGGGGCGAGTACTGGGTAGATCCGGGTGCCGAGAATCGCGGCCACCGTCGGGTCGGCGAGCAAGGCGTCGGCGACGGTCTTTTCGGGGCTCTTGAACGACATCACAGGTTCCCCGTGGCCGACCGGGTGAGGGTGTCCAAGGCACGCTCCAGCGAGATTCGCAACTCACGCTGGAGGATCTCGGCGACGGTGGTCGAGGTCTGTTCCCACGTCGTTTTCAGCGGCGGCTGGCCCGACCTTCCGCCAGCCCGCATCCCCTTGATCGTGATCGGCGTAGCGGATCGCTTGAAGAACGCTTGCGGCGATGCCGGGTCGGTCTGCACTTCCTGCT